GGCGCTTGATGCAGACATTTCAAAGCTTTTATAGTCTGTTTTGGAACACCTAGGCGTTCAAACACTCCATATTGAAAACCAAGAGGACCTTTTGATTCTGACTGATCAAAAGATGAAAAATCGGAGCAATAAAACGTCTGTGTAACTGAATCGTATGCGACAACGTCATCTCCAGCTGCTATAACATGAGAATTATTAGGGTCTGCTAACACATTTTCTAACCACGCATTCAATTCTTGCGCGGAGAGACCTGCCCCATAAGTACAAAATATTTTACACCTGGGAGTCTCAATAAAATTTGTATTTAGTATATGCAGATATTCTTTCACCCTTTTGGTAGCCTCATAAATATGTGGCCCAAAATAATACTGAAATGCTGGATTGACATTACCAATGATTCTAGACTTGACATTATGGTCACAATCTCCGACATAAACTTCTCCCATTTTCAACATGATCTCAACATTCTTATATGAACGCTCTTCAGTAACTCGACTAGCTGCAGAATTGTATCTGTTGAGCTTGGCACCAGTCAAATGTTCTTCCCAATGTTTGCGTATATTAGAAAGTTTTGTAGCAGTTTCCATTAACGCACAACTAGGAAATTGATGTAAAAACTGGTTAATATGCTCATTTTCTTTCCATGCTTCATCTTGATCTTCCACGTCCAAAATAGGCGCCTTAAACCTGGCATGCAGGGTAGACACCATGGCAGTGGCTGAATTTTTAAACGAAGTGAGTGGAACACCATCAGTTTTATAAATCTGAGTAAATTCCACAATGTCTCCTTCTTCACATGATGCCACTGCTCCTAAAATCTCAAAGTTTGGATCTATCCGTGAACGTTCTGCTGTTACGCTACGTGTAACTATAGCTTTAGGCTCATTTGTATGAATGGCTCCAGCAATTTTTGCAGTCTTATTTTCTTCCACTATATCTCTAAGTGGCCCTCCTGCTTGTACGCTGGATGATATCTGACCAAAAGAAGTTTTCACCTTGGTTTTTAGCTTTTCTACAATACCGGACAAAGCATCCACAAACCCAGACTTTGCATCCCGAAGTTTTTCCCAAGTACTGGGAGTCATATGTTTTCCCACAAAAGCTGTTCCAAGTACTGCAAGTACACCTGATATGCCGGCAGCTTTATACACACTTTGCAATCCTTTCTGCCAGTTATCCTTCGTATACCTGAAAAGTTGCAATAAAGGGTCACAGACGCCGATGTGCTCCTCAGCAATAGTGCCAGCAACAAAATCTTCAGTGCCAGTAATTCGGTTCAATTCTACAGCCATGTTAGCTCTTAAGTCCAACAAGCGCTGAGACTGTTCCAATATAATTCCACTGACAACCGAAAAAGCTACGTCGATCGGCACTAATTTACTTACAGGCTCCATGTCCCAATCTCTCAAAACAGTTCGTGTGAGTTCATTGAATTGATCTTTATTCAAGTCTCTATGAGTCAATGTTGTGAGACCTTTATTTATAAACTTCGGCACATGAAAAATCCGTGGAGTGAGTTCACATCCTTCTGTTGCCTTATAAATAGAAAAAATGCCTCTAGTACAAATTTGACGAAAATCACGGCCTACCTGATAGAGTGGCATGTCGTACACAACACGTTGACTAGTAGAATACAATGTCAACTGTCCATCACTGTATGACCACGCAACGCCATCACAGCCGCCTATTGCTACGTCACAATTGGGCATCACATAATAATTACCGTATTTTTGACACAACAGAGGTCTATCTAAACTCACCTCCCCCCTAAACTCTGTGGATTTCCAATGTTCACGGTCTTCTGACAAAACGTACTTCATGGCTTCCATCATGGTCATGGTCAAGTCTCCATATCCGAAGGCTTGAGGTTGAATACCTTCAAACAACAAATGTGGTAATAGTTGCAGAAAAATCGCAGTTTCATGCAAGTCTAGTGAATCTTGAACCCAAGCTTTACCGCTTGAATTACAAGCTAGACCCATATCTCCAGCAACCTTACCAATAGCCGCTGATGTTGGTATTTCATAATGCATAGATAGAGCCACGCAACGTTCTATGAACTTCTTTCCAAGATCTTCTTTAGGTTGTTCTACACCATTGGCCTTTAAAGCTTCAATAACGTCTTCTTCTTCTCTTTTGAAGGCCCCTTCAAATTTTTTGATGCTCTTCTCATGTCGGACAATCTGTTTTTGCAGCACAGCTAGCTGCACAGACAATTCATGTATAATGTCCAACAATTTATTTGGATTGTTCATGTCAGATATTGACATGCTTTGATTACCATACAGCCCTAGTGTAACTGATCTTGTTTCAGTCACATCTGGAGGTCGTCTTTTCTGGGACTTAGAATGTCCTGAATTAGACGCTGTTTCACTATTAGCACTGTCCGCAATGCGTGTCGTGCGTTTTGCTTTGTAG